CTCTAATTGGTTAGAACTATCGGGTTTAGTGGTAACAGCAGGAGGTGCTGCAGCAGGAGGTGCTGACTGGGCTTGCGCAGCTGCTAATTCTTGCGCAGCTTGCTGCACATCAACTTCTACCACAGGCGAGGCAGCCGGCTCCTGTACAGGAGCCGGTGCCGGCGCGTTTTGTTGCTGTGCGGCAATATATTGCTGCTGTTCAGTAGGTGTCCGGATCACCTCTTCGAAACGTTGTTTCATAACGTGGGAGCTAGGTTGAAGATTACCGGATTGCCCAATTAGCATTTGATCTTGCTTATGGGCATCACCATAAACTGTTCCCATAAACTGTAAAACAGCTTGTTTTTCTTCGTTAGTCATTTTTAAAGGTCCTTAAGAAGATCATCAATATCATCTTCAACAGAATCTCCACTAGTTGTAGTAGAGGCTAACTCAGGTTCAGGCTCAATAGGAGTTACATCCACTGCGGGGTCAGGTAGAGCTGGTGTACTATCTTCCGTTTTACAGTAGTAATGCTCATTAAGCATTTCTTTAAGCTCATCAAATGTCTTTAAAGTAAATACTTCACTTAAATTAAAAACGTTATCATAAATATCTTTTTGCTCATCTTCTGAAAGATCGATTTTACCCGCAGTAGTGAACCGGGAAGAAACATAAGTTGGATAATCTCCTTGCTGCTCAACTTTAATCTTAAAGTTTACACCTTCTGATCCAAGATCAAAAATACGAGCACCAAACTCTTCAGCATCTTCACCTTCAATAGCCTCGGTAATAATTTTTTGAAGCTGTTTACCATAACGAAGGAGCTTAACTTTACCGTTATTTTCAGGATTGGAAGGATCATCTACAACATACACATTTACCAACCACTTTTCAAGTCGGCGAACTGCACTCATTTTTTCCTTTTCCTCTTCTGTACCGGTGCGAAGAACGCGAAAACGCTCTTCAGCAATTGGATCACGATCTCCAAAGGTTTGCGGACTTAAAGTCTGAACATATTGTCCTGTTGCATAAGATACCCATCCATGGTTGTAAAAATGAAAAAAGGTTTTACTTGGATCTTTGGCATATGGCAATAATCTTACCGTGTAAGTATTACCAGGCTTGGTCTGCATAATTTCGTTAAACGTTGCTGACCCTTTACTCTCGGAACTTGCTAAAGCATCCTTAATTGACTGAAACATTGATGTATTAAACGCACTCATATCTTAATTATAGGTACATACAAAACTAATTCAACGGTTTTTTTCATAACTTTATATTTGAGTTAGAATTTAAAAATTTTGTAATATATTTTGATTTTGTAATAGATGGTTCAAAATCTATGAATAATTTGATCATTTCATAGTTGCTTTCGAGAGTTAAAAGCTCTTTTAAAATAGCTCTTAATTTTTTTTCTTGTAAAACTAGAATAAATATGTTCTGTAATGAAAGCTTTTTGCCTTTAAGCATAGTACAGAACGTACAAAAACATAATAGTAGATGCTCTGTTTCATCATGTATTAGAGTTTTAGACGGGTTAGGAGATATATTACTTATTAACACGGTAAAAATGTTTTGGTTAAGTTAGCAAATTGTTCAGTAAGCGCTCCTCCACCAGCTGCGGCATAGCCACCGCCATTACATAGATTTTTAGCCAGTATACTTACATCGACATCACATTGTTTATGTCTTCTAAATGAAACTGTCTTTGCTTTAGTATTTACAACAATACCAATATCAGCAGCATGCTTATTAATTAAAAAATGAGCTACCTCGTTAACTGCATAATCACCAAACGTTGCAATCACATTATAATTTTTAATTTTACCTTTAAATACTTGAGCATTTTGTATTTGCTCCTTGAACTTTTTAAAGAATAACTTTACAGAATTTTTTTCTAAAACAGTATACTCCCTAAACCCGGTAAAAAAAGAGTCTATAAATTTTTCAGCTTTTGGATTGTTTAGACCTCTATGTATAGCGTTTAACTTTAAAGAATCAATATTGTGGATATTGTAAGCATCATACTCATTAATAATATTAACTAATTGCTGCTGTTTGTTACTTAAGTTAAGCGCTGCTTCAAATTTTTTGCAAACTAGTCCCGTACAGGAAGAAAATTCCTCTATAATAGGTTTTGCATTTTTATATAAATGCTTATTTTTGACGTGAGCTATATGATGGTCAATTACAAC